CGGGACTTGTGGAAGTCCAGATATTCTCCGGAATAGATGGTCGACAATCGACACCGAACGAGGCTAGTTGGTGTCCCATGTGCGCGGGCCTCGCGCACTGGTCTCTATGATTCACCCACGGGGGGAGCCAGGAGAGAAATTGAGGGTTGTGCCGTCTGTGAGCGGCACGGTGAGAGGGGGAGGATGGGGAGTGTGGATGAGAGTGTTGGAACAGGTGGACTGAGGATGGCCTGAAAGAAGGTCAGAGGGAGGAAGCCGGCGCGACCGCGCGTGGAGGCTCATGGAGTGCGCGCATCATTTCGGTGAGCTCACGGAGGCGACGGGTGGCGACGTCCAGGTCGGACGGCGTTGGCACTGCGACAGGCGCGACAGGCGCAGGCGAGCCCTTGGTCGGGCGGGCCTTCGGATCATGACGACGGCGCCGCCAGTGTCGGATCTGGGCCCGGCCAGGCACCTTGCGATGCGAGACCAGGGTCCAGTTCTTGGACGCTGACAGGCCGAAGCCGTCCAACTGCGACAACGGGACGAACTCACGGCGGATATCGAAATCCGTCACGTAGTCCGCGTCCGTCACGAACGTGTTGTTGAAGTCACCGTAGAGGCCGCAGGCCACTCCGGCAGTGGAGAAGATGTCCCAGACTGTCCTCACCACGTCCGAGGCGCCCGGGTAGCCGATGATGTCTTCGAACACCTCGACGATGCCGCTGGATACCAGATTGCCGAGCAGGTCCCACAGCTCCCAGTTGACCGGGATGAAGTCCTCGTTGTCGACGACAAGCGTGGTGTTCCACATGCTGCCGTCAACGGTGTGGTGGTTGACCGCCCCGGGGATGACCTCCCAGGCGCTACCCTGTCCCGGGATGACGACCTGGGGGACGCCGTTCGCGTTGAACAGGGACACCGCACTGCCGGTGCCGAGATGCGTGAAGTCGACGATGTTATAGACCGTGCTGCCCACAATGGCCACCGACGTGTTGGACTCCTGGCTCTGGAACAGAGACGCAGTCGCGATCGACTCGTACACCGTCTGGATGTAGAAGCTGATGTCCACGTCGGCCCACAGGACGCCGTAGGTCGTCGAGGCCGCACAGCTGGCGATGCAGCCCACCAGGATCCGACCCTGGGCGTAGTCGTATGCCGAGGATGAGCCCTGTTGGACCAGCCACTTCTTGTCGGCCGACTCCATGCACTTCATGCGGAGACTGCCCGAGTCCCACACGTTGATCTCGCGTGAGACACGCCCGTGGGCCTGACAGGCCTCGGCGAAGCTCGCAGAGTCCGGCAGCGGGGCGGTCGGGTTGGCCTCGATGTAGAAGCCCAGCAGTCCGTTCGTGCCTGTGCCCACCGCCGCGGTGTAGGCCAGCTCCATTGAGTTGATGCGGAACTTCGACCAGACCTTGGCCAAGGCGGCCAGGTTGGAGTTCCCCGACATCAGGGGCGACAGGAGGACATTCTTGATGATCTCTCCCGAGGCACCCGTGCCCGAGATGATGGGGCCAAGGAAGACCTGACCGCACCAACGCATCTCCTGACCGTTCGCACTGTAGGAGCGCTTGTCGTTCTTGTGGACGATCTTGGCTCGCACGGCGACCGGGGGGCCGGACCGCAGCTTGGGGCTGGGACGGGGCGGGGCCGGAGGGGCCTTCGCGCTCTTCTTCTCGCTCTTCTTCTTCATGGACATGGTCGTGTGGGGGAGCCCTCCGACCAGAGGGACTGTACATCGTGCGCCCGTGATCCGTGCAGTCTCTCGACGCCGACTTCACGCGTTGGTGGCTCACAGATTTCGAGAGTAGACCGCCTGCCCAACAAGGGGCTCCCGGCCCAGAGGTCTCCAGTGACCCGCTAGGCGGGGCTGTTGACATACGGCTGGCCCTCAGGTCTTAAGACAAAACCAGCGGATCTCTTTTAACTCTCGACGCTCTGCTCTCCACGAGGGGCTGCCCACGGCCCGACCTGCATCTCCGGGACCATTCTCGTTCACGCCACTACCTTCATGGAGCGCTTAATGGTTAAAGCGACATGGGGTGTTGGCGTTGCGGACAATGGGGGAGCCTTCAGACCAGGATGGGAGGCAGCTAAACTCGCCTTGTGGCTTGAGTTGAGCTCTGTGACCACGACTCTTCGCGATCAGATTGGTACGGAACTAACCGACGGAGACCAGGGCCTTTGTGACCGTTCCCACTCTAGGAGAGAGTGTGTTCGGGCATGAGGGATCTGGGGCGTCGGCGAAGCTGACAACTGAGTTGCTTCACCGTTTTGGATCTTGGAGGCGCACGACCCCCTGGGCGCTTGCGCGCCCTCTCAGTTCTGTTTGAGCGCCACGTGGTCCCCGGGACCGGGAGCTGTCGGGCCAATTGAATAGGCCACAGACGTCCCCCGCCAGCCAGGCGGGAGAAGCTCTATTAGGGTCGATCGGTCGGCCCTCGGGGTACGTGGTCGCTCCTGGCCTGTTACCTTAGGAACATCCCTTAGGAATCGCTTATCATGGACGGCTACAACGAGGCCGTCCGCGAATTCGAATGGGGTGGCTTGCGTCATCGGGATCTCTGCTCTACGCAGAGGCCGGACGTCAAGGGAACCTTCGGCTGCTTCAAAGCAGGCCAGAACGTGATCGAGCTGTGTCGGTGTGATCCGCCAAGTCCAGGCCGTGGGTGGCTCAACCCCCATGCCACCGAGGGTGGTAGGGAGAATCCAGTTCCTCCACGACGACTGCTTGCGGAGCTCGTCAAGACGGTGCCGGATCAGGCACTTTAACGTCCACTTTGGACGCGTCGAGACGGCCAACGCCCTCCTCATAGCCTCGAAGGCCGTAGTGACAATAGTCTTGTCGTCACAGTGGCATCGGCTAAGGCCCTTCTTCACGCCGAGGCCCAGGACAGCCGCGACGGGATAATAGGTCACCTCCCGGACAACGCCCTCCCAGTCCCAGAAACCCACACTGTTCATGTTGGCGTAAAAGGGGCTGGAGTAGGACTTTCCGGCTGAGTAGGCGAGGCCACAGCTAGCTGCGATCCTCTCATGCACGGCTCTCCATGCAAACGGACGGTGGACGAGACAATCGTCACCGTTGATCAACACCATATCCTTCAACAACGCTGCCTGCTCGGCCCCGAAGAACTCGAGGTCTGCCAACAACACTGTAGCGTAGTTCACCAAACAAAGGATGGGAAAGCTGGTGGGTGACCCCATCAACTGACCGTTCTTCTGCCAAACTCGTGCCAAAGGCGGGACCGGCACGCCAGTCATTTCTTCAACGCGGCTCAGGCAGCGGTAACCGACCCTGTGAGGGGCCAGCGACGCGCGAATGATATCGCACTCATCTTCGTAGAAGCGTTCCAAGGGCTTCAGGATGAGGTTAAGGATGTCTGCCGATATGACCAAGTGCAGGCGATCAGTCGCCGCTCTATAGTCAATCGAGTGCCAGACTGCACCGAGGAGGGTCGTGCGGATGGACTGCACGTCTTCGGCTGCAATGGTTTTGCCGATCAGGCGGAAAGGATCCAGTGTGCGCATGACACCGTGGAGGCTCTTCTGGAAGTCTTTCGCGTAGGCGTAGACTGCCGGGGGCCCCTTCGTGATGGTGCGCACCTTCAGTGGTTCGAGGATGAATTCGGTTTCCGCGTCCATGCGGGCCGATCGATCATAGCCCATTTCCCGGCGGCTCTCGCCGATCAGGTAGCTGGCCCATCGCTCTTGGTCTTCTGACGGAGTAACAAAGGTGTCCACGAGGAGAACTTGCCTCTTGTAAACCACCCATTCGCGGGCCCGCCTCTCGGCGTCCACAGCGGGGTTGTGACTCGTCAGCCACTGCGTCAGGGGGGAGAGTAGATCAGGCTCCTCCTCTGTCTGACAGACTTCGGCGCGGAATTGGGGGACCAGCTGGCCCCACCCACCCCGCCCTTCGTCCAGGATCCGGGTTCCGTCCCGGGGTCCGGTCTTGTAAAAGTACCCGGAACTTGTGCTCCGCCCGGCGGTCAGGCACGCGTGCTTCGACGGTGCGTAACGATGCCGGGTGGGCCTCCACTCACGCGCGACACGGAGGGCGAGGCTACCTCGTCCTACGAACAATGTGTCGCGCAAATGGGCGAATGCTCTCTCCCTGTCTTTCTGCTGAAGAGGACAGGTCGAGGGAGGTGTTGCCATGGCCTTGCGATGGTCACAGGCAGTCTTCACGATGAATGACGCCGGGACAGTCGGGCAAGCGCGCTTGAGCTGGAACCACGAGTACCACAGCTGAGAGTTCTCTCCAGCGGGGTCGCGGTACCGCTTCGCGCGGAACCATTTTCTCACAATTGACGAGGTCTTGAACGGGTTCCCGGGACGTTCTTGGACAGCCTCATCATTGAAGATAGCAGCAGGATATGTGAAAAGCCATTTTGAGGCGTCGACGAGAGCAATACCGTCGACGTCTCTGGACAAAAAGGCCACCACAGATCCCACCAACTCTTTCCGCACGCGCGGTGGCGCGCGCGCGTACTTGAGAAGGTGCTTCACACTCATGGTCACAGAAGTGATCAACTCAGCGAAAAATCCATCGCTGGGGCCGGCACGCGTTTGCTCTTTTGAGACGCCATCGGCCTTGTGGAAAAGTATTTCGGTCATTGTACCGACTTCCTTGAATCACTGATTGTTTAACGTTACAATCGGAC